GATAGTTTGTTTGTTGTGATAGGTTGTATTGTTCTTTTGACATTATTTTCTTTCTTTTAATTATTCCAGTGCCTGATAACACCAGCTACGATAAAGCAGTTAGTGACCAGATATGTTAGTATTATAACAGTTCTTACGATAGCAATCAAGTCACTCTCGGAGTCAGTGTTACCACTTTTCTCTCCGAGAGCTTTTGCCCATATTCTCCATAGTTGTTGCATCAATAAAACTATTTACTATACTCTGAATGATTCGCCGCAACCGCAACGATCTCGCTCATTAGGGTTGATAAACTCAAATCCCTCATTTAATCCGTTTCGTGTGTAGTCAACAGTAAGACCAGTGAGATAAACACAACTCTTTGGGTCAACAAACAACTTACAGCCGTTACATTCAATACAGTGATCGTCTTCTTGAGGTGTATTTACATACTCAAGCACATAAGCAAGACCACTACATCCAGTTGTTCTCACTCCGAGTCTAATTCCTATGCCTTGCTTGCGCCTGGATAGTTGTTGTTGAATCTTTTCGGCGGCCTTCTGTGTGAGAGTAATCATACTATCACGTGCTTGTTCTTGTAATCTTGTACTGCCGCTTTGATAGCATCCTCTGCTAGTATCGAGCAGTGAATTTTTACTGGTGGCAGTGCTAGTTCTTCGGCGATTTCTGAGTTTTTAAGGTTACTAGCATCATCAATATGCATACCCTTAACCCACTCAGTAACCAGGCTCGAACTGGCGATTGCTGAACCGCATCCATATGTCTTGAAACGAGCATCTCTAATAATACCATTGCTATCTACCTTAATCTGTAGTTTCATTACATCCCCGCAAGCAGGGGCACCAACCATACCAGTACCAATATCAGTATCACTCTTATCAAAAGAGCCGACATTCCTGGGATTTTCATAGTGATCAATTACCTTTTCTGAATATGCCATATTTACACCGAAAAACTTGAGCCGCAGCCACACGTAGTGGTTGCGTTTGGATTAGTGATTACAAAATTACTTCCCATAAGTTCATCTTTGTAATCAATAACAGCACCTTGTAGATATTGCATACTCATACTATCAACAAGGATCTTGATACCGCCCTCTTCAATGACGAAATCATCTTCGTTTTGCTCTTCATCGAGAGTAAAGCCGTAGTTGAAGCCGCTACATCCGCCGCCTTGAACGAATGTTCTTAGCTTTGCGTTAGGATTGTTCTCTTCTGCTAAGATATCAGATATCTTAGTTATCGCACTACTAGTAACTGTCATCATAATTTACACGCCTCGCAATCTTCATCTTCTGTGATATCAACTGGAGGAGTAAATGCTATCACGTTCTCTTCTTTGAGTGCGTGTTTAGCGCCTGTTTTGTTGATAAGTGAGTAGTAGTATGACTTTAAACCCCAGTGAATGCCTAGCATCAAGTTTTTAGCGATTGTAGTCGCTGGTACTTTGCCGCCTTCGTAGTTTGCTGGGTTGTAGAATGTATTAGTTGAGATTGACTGATCGACATATGCGGCAATAACTGCGGCTGTCTTCAAGTAGTCAACACAATCTTGTTGGTCCCACATTAGTTGATAACGATTCTTTAAACGTTTGTACTCTGGCACGACTTGTACAAACGATCCAGCTTTTGATTCCTTCACAGAAATCAATTCCATCGGCATTTCAATTCCGTTGGTGGAGTTTAACACAACACTACTGGATTCGACCGGTGCCACGGCCATTAGAGTGGCATTACGAATGCCGCTCTTCTTCATACGTTCACGCAGTGGTTCCCAGTCCATACTTGGGGTGAAATCTGTTAGTTCATTCACGCCTTGGGCTCTACGCTCCCATGGGAATACACCTTTACCGTACCATGTATGTTCACTGCGACCACAAGCACCACGTTCTTCTGCTAGTTCAACACTTGCTTCGATCAAATAGTAAGCAATATGTTCCATCCAGCGCTTCAAGTCTGCTAGTGCTTCTGGTGAGCCGTACTTGTATCCACGACGAGCATGCCAGTATGCTAAGTTAGTGATGCCTACTCCCAGTGGCTCAAAGTCACCGTTAGCTAGTTTACTCTGTACTGATAAGAAGTCTTGATATGATAGTAGATTGCTTAGTGAACGAACTAATACACGACACGCTTTACGAACACCTTGTGGATCACGAGAGATGCCCATATTGATTGAGCCTAGTGTACATAGTGCCACCCTGCCGCCCGGATCAATAGTTTCTTTTTTTACGATTTTCATTTTTTGTTTTCCTTGAATAATTGTTCTACTTCGCTCTTAGCGGTATCTTTTTTGGTTTTTGGTCTCTTAGTACTCATGGCGCTAAGTTGCCCATTCTCAGCCTTGAAATCTACAAGATCCTCTCTAAGTTCATTATCATTTTTTATTTGATTGATATATTCATCCAGTTGAAAGTCTACCGAAATCCAATCTTTCTGTAGTAATTTAGAGTGTCGTGGTAGTATTACATCCATGTCGGCGAAATGTTCGGAATAAAATAAATTTTCAAGTTCAACTTTTATAATTTCCAACATATGGAGTGCCTCTCCGGCGCCGTATTTCTTATTCTTGTATCCAACAATCACCGATTGAATTGCGTGATTTGTTTTGAGAATATTATTTTTGGCGACAGACGCTTCTACCGAATGTCTTGATTCTTTATATGATTCCGTGATTTCACTGATTCGCATCTCGCTCACTCCTGGCTATAATATCGTCGCATATCTTCATTAGTGATGCCATGATTTCTTGCCACGGACGATCATTTTTCTCATTCAGTGGCCGAGGATGTCTTTCTCTCCATTCTTGAATATTTTTTGGCAGATCGTCCTGAGTGTTTATTTCATTCATATTGTTCTTCCTTTTCTAAATGTTGTGTTCTCAATAAGATACTTATCAATTTCACTCTTCTTCACTTGTTTACTACTAATACCATCAGTTACCCAACTATAACCACTCGCTTCTTTCGCTAAGACTTTTCTCTGTTTTTCACTTCTATAATAGGGGTCATACTTTACTGGAACTAGATTCATTTCAGTTAGTTTAGTATTCACCAATTTCATCAGGCCGCTTACATTTTTTGTTCTACGCTTCACTGCCTCAATACTGATGTCGTGAACTTTCTTCAACTCACTTAGAACTTCTGTCTGAAGTATATAGCGGCCGTGATAATCATTCAACACAATAAACTTGACTAATGTATCTATCAATGTTTCAGTAGTCACATCTGGTCTGGCATTTGAGTTTCCCATGCCAGACATCCGTTCACTAAATGTTTTCTTCCATTCTTCCATTTGTGCTTCTGTGTATTTTTCTTTCGTATTGCCACCATCGCCCCCAATAGTCATATTATAACCATTCTTGAATGTATCTAGTTCCATTATGTAGTGACGCTCTTTCTGAACCGCTTCTTCTTTCGTCGAGGCGCTATCTATTACTTCTGACATTAGGTTATCTACTCCGTATTTTCTGATTGCTCTATGAAAGTGTCTCTCTGATTTATCAACAATACTCTCTTTGATATGTTCTTCTAGGCGTTCTTCTAGCGTTTGGGAAGTGTAGCCGACATAGTGTTTGTTGTTTAGAGTGTGACGATAAATGATGTATGTTTTCATACAAGTATTTATCGTCGGCAATAGTATTTCGTATTTTTATTCTAACAAATGTTCAATATCGTCGTCTTCTGTTAGCTCACGAACTTTCTTTCTGGTACCATCTTTTAGTAGAACCTTATGTTCACCCTTCATTTCGACAACTTGTCCATTATCCAGAGTTAGTTTGAAGATGCCCTCATCATCTAGGCGCTGAAACGGTCTTACGGGTAAAAGTATCTCTGAACACAAATTACTCATGTAGATAGGGTCAAGTTCAGTATCAAACGGGCCTTGATTGATTACATTGTCAATGTTGACCATGTAGATACGACCAGTATCTGTGCGCTCTTTGAGTATTCCGTTCTTGAATACTTCTTCTGCCGACAAGACTTTCTTTTTCTTTGATGAGTCCCGCTCATACTTGAGATATAATTCTTCAAAGCGTTGCGTATTGCGATAGTATGCTTCGTACAAGTCAGGCACTTCATGCGGATCAAACATGGTGATGACGCCGCCGTCTTTGTATCTGCGCCAGAATAGCTTACTAACAACTACGCTGTAATCTAATTGACGCACTCGGGTTTCATCTGTACCTTGATTATTTTTGAGCACGATGAAGTCATCAAACTGATAGTGCCATATTGGTAGATACACTGTACACGATGCGTTACGAATGCCACCCTGTGAGCAACTACGTAAATCACCGAACCACTTTTTCAAGAACGGTATGAGACCAGTGTGTTTGATTTCACCGTTACGAATAGGTGCGCCTAGTGGCCGAACACGACCGATCTCTAAGCCAATGCCAGCACGTTTGCTAGCATATTTTGCCATCATCTCGCCTGCGGCAAAGATCGAGTCAAGTGTGTCGTCTGCTGAGATTAGTACGCAAGAGCTAAATTGCTTAGTGGTAGTTCCAAGTCCTGCCAGAACTGGCGTAGCCAACGTGAAGTGCCCGTCACTAGCGCATTCGTAATAGTCTTTAACCAGTTTGAGACGGTTCTTAGGATCTTCATTGTGAAATGCTGTTGCGGCTGCGACTGCGTAACGAACTTGTGGTGTTTCATAGATTTTTCCTGTGCTACGATTTTGTACAAGATATTTCTCGCATAGTTGTTCGATTGCGGCATAACTGTACTTCTCATCTTTAGAGTGATCTAAGAACAGATCAATGATATCCCACTCTTCTCGTGTGTACCATGTTAGTAGTTCTTCTGTGTACATGCCGTCCGCTACGTTTTTGAGTACAATATCATATAAGCGAGATGGTTCGAATCCGCCGTAT